GCGTAAAGGAAATGTCCTTCATAATCTAATACGTTACCATCACTATCTTTTACTTCTTCAAACTGTAATCCCATTTCAGCAGCATGTTCCCATGACCACTTCATCTCAGTAATAATGAAGACAGGGAGAATGCCCATTTTTTGAGCATTCACCGCAGCTTCAAGTAGGGCAGTTGTCTTGCCCGTATCACTATGACCTCTGAGTAAAGTGATGTGCCCGGTAGGGATACCAGGTAAAGATGTAATATCTTGAAAAGCTTTAGATAAAGGTATCCAGCCTTGCTCCTTAAATTTTACGGAAGCATTAGAATAACCTTTCTTCTTTTTAAAGTTTGATAAATTAAACGACTTACGAACAGACGTTGTCGCTCTTTCAATTGTTTCTTGTTTCTTTTTCGCCATTTTTACTCATTAAATAAATCATCAAATTCACTAACTGTATCTTTGTTGCCAGCAGTAGCTGTTTCTAAAGAAAAGTCAGACTTTTGAGGACTTGAGCTTTCTGGCGTAGTTTCATCTGAAGTACCTAAAGTAGCTTTTTTAAGTTGCTTTTTGATAAACTCATAATCATAAGCTTTGTATACTTCTAATGGTTTAGGTTGCTCTTTTAACCATTTTTCAACTAATGCATTATCATCAGATAATGGAGTTTGTTTTGGTTTAATTCTTAACTCTGTCTTAGGGTAAGGATTTTGAGCATTTCTTGGTGTCATTTCAACGATCATATCCCAACCGTTAATAACATCTGTGTAATCACCTACATCTTCATCTTTAGCTAACTTAAGTAGAGAATCATAGATAGTAATACCGAAGTTCCATAATCTAACTCCTTTATCTTCTTCTCCTCTAACTACTACAGGAGCTAATACTCTTGTTTTAGGTGAATACTTTCTTGCTTCATCAAAGTTATCATCACCACCTAACTTTCTTAATTCCTTTACAAACTCCTCTACAGGATCTTGCTTACCAAAATTTGATAATGCAGGAATAGGAAAATCAAAATTGTAATGAAACTTCATTTCTGTGAATGGATACGTAGGATCCACGACTGATGGTACTAATCTAACCACCTGTTTACCTTCTTGGGGTCTCCAAAAAATTGTTGTATAGTCAATCTTTTCTTGAGGCTGACTACTTTTGTTGAACGATTCTAAACGGTCGTTCACTTTACTAAAATCGAGTGCCATATATAACTAATTTTAATTTATAACTTATTATTACTATAATATAAGAACTTTTTATTTGTTCTCCAACTCTACTATCTTATAAAGTTTTGTATTAACCCTTTTGAGTTCGGGTCCTTTAGTAAGTAGTATACAGTTTCTATAGTCGGTCCAATTTATTCTGTAAGACGTATCTAATGTACCACCATTTAACTCTTTTATAAGAGTGTTTAGTGCATTAATAGTATACAGAGTATTGGATTCTTTTTTCCTATGAACGAGAATAGTGTTCTCAAGGAATGTCCCAATATTACCAAAATCTACATTATAAGTACAAATATACTCATCTTGGGATTTGGAATAAAGGACAAAAATCTTATTGTATATAATCTTGTACCTTTCCTGTATTTGTTCTAGAATTGAATCTAATGTCTCTTCTGTCGCAAAGGTACAGAACAATTTGTTGCTCATATCTTCGTTCAAATAGATTGGTTCGATGTCATAATCGAAACTTGAATGTATAACTTCATTTATCATATATAAATATCTTTTTGTTTTATAAACTTAAATCTTTGGAGTATTTTAATTTTGTTGGGTATTTTCCACCAGATTCCAATATTTCTTTTAACTTTTTCAAAGTTTCTTCTCCATCTTCTTTATAAAAGTCAAATAAAAGTGCATCATAAGTATACAGTACTAATTTAGTTTTTTTATCTTTTAAATACCTTAACACATCTTTAATTATAATAATATTTCTAGAAGTTTCAAGACTTTGCATTACATAGTTCATTAACTTCTGTGGATGCATATCTTTTAACTTCGTAGTGAACGGCTTATTACTAATTGGCGCCAGGACTCTTCCGTTAGTTTCGTATTCGGTCCAAAGGCTTTTGATAAATCCATCGATTTTTTCAAACACGTCAAGAAAAGCGTATTTCTCTGGTATCTTTCCGTAAATTGCTTGAAAGTTAATCTGTTTTGCTTCATTGTATTCTTCATCTGTTATTTCTTGTTTGTTAAAATATTGTTTTGCTAGCTGTTTATGAGCTGATTCGTCTGATAAAGGGTAATCAATCTGCTCACAAAGTAAACGCAAATGATAACCGTCAAAGTCCAACTCAAGAAATACATCACCCTTGGGATAAAAACAAGATCTAAAGTCTCGGCCTTTAGGTATAGCAGCAAAATTAACGCTATTATAAGCATTGGTAGGTCTAGAGGTGACATTATATAAATTATATGAGGTTAATACTGTGTTGTCAACAATACTGTATAATGGATCTTTAGGTTTAAACATTTCTTTGAAAGGTTCATAGTATATTCCTAATCCAGATTGTTCTAACAAAAAGAATACATTAGTAGCAGTATTATTATAAAAATCAAAGTTATCAGGTATTTCAATATCAATATATTTTTCAATAGCTTGATATTTTTTTTCATACTTTTCAAATAATTTTGATAAAGGAATAAGTTTATTTATATTTTTAAAATTCGAATACTTATTGTAGTAGTAATTTATAGTAGAAATATTATCATTTACCTGTAATCTATCATATTCTGTCATAGAGTATAATAACGATATATCTATAGCAGCTTGTATATTAAAGTGATAAAGTAACTCTTTCTTATCAAATGTATATATTTCTTTACAAGATAAAAGAAGCTGGGATACACGATCTTTAGATACGTTTAATCCTTCATCATGATTGATAGGAATAATAAAACCTCTTTTACTTTTTAAAGGTCTTATATAAACTGCAACAGTAGATGTTAGTTTTGGATGATAATTGTCATTTGATGAAATGACTTCAACATATAACCCTAATTTTGATAACCGTTGTAAGTTTTCAAGCTTACTTTCTTCTTCTATAATATAAAACACTTATACAACCTTTTAAATAATATAAGTAAAAAATATTATAATACCAACTAATATGATGAATAAGAGGATCTTCTCAAAGTAGCTCCTTGAGTAGTAGGTTCAGATACCGTTGTTGATTGAGTTTTTTGATAAGTTTGTTGCTGCACTAATTCAGTAGGAGTTTCTTCATCTGTGCCAATATAATCTAATTGAGGGTGTATTGCTTTCGTATGTCTAGCTCCTACCATTGGACCTAATGTAGGATGAATATGATATGGACCATTATAAGGAATGTCGGTACCTTTTATTACAAATTGACCTATTCTTGATTGTAAATTTTCTTTTGAATTAGCTCCTAATCTATCTTCTTCACTAACCAAGTTACCTTGAACGTTTTTAGATAAAGTATTTTGAGTAAATTGAGCTCCGTCATTAAGTATATTCCCTATACCAGGTAATGCTCTTTCAGCAGCTAAAATAGTTTTTTCATTTTTACTCTTTATTCCTTCAGCATCATAACCTTTTATTTTAGTATTTTCAACTAAACCTGATACTAACCAATCAAGTTTATGAAATTTTCTGTAAGGTTTATTTTCATTTTTTTGCTTAACGTATGCATTTTTATCTAACTCAGCTACTTTACCCGATGGTATATCTTTAACGAAAAATCTAGTTAATTTTCCTTTTTTATAATCTTTATCAGAAGGTTTTAAGTATCTGTTAAAAAATTTATTATCAGTTTCTTCTTCTTTTTTATCAGGTTGAAACAAAAGAGGTTCTGGATTATCGGTCATTCCTTTACCTTTAAAAAAATTACCTAAATGATCTTGAAAAAATGAGCCCATAAATGCTGCACCAGTAGCTAAATCTAATAGTTTACCTAATAGCTTTCCTTTTTTCTTTTTTGATTCTGGTAAATATAAAGGTATCATTATAAAGGTTTTAGTATTGCTGTAATGTTAGTTTTCCAAACCGGATCTCCTGCATCCAACGAATGTTCTATTCCCAAAACTTGAAAATTTTCATTACCAAATCTAGGAGGAACTAAATGATCTGGTATTCTAAACGTTTCTAAATTTTTGAATCCTCCTATACCTAACATTTCTATATCTATATCTACAGGTGTAGGCATATGTCTTCCTAACGCTTTACCCCCTACCAAAGATTTTACATAATCAATAGAACTATCTAATATTTCTTCGAATTGAGAACCTTTACCAGCATTCCATTCATCGTATTGTTCTTGAATTATAGCCTTAATTTCTTCCCCAGATTCAGTATCTTCAGCTTCAGGTTTATCTCCACCTTTACCTTCTGTAGGTTCAGTACCGTCACTAAAAGCTATAACTTGTAATGCATCTTCTATTTCTTCTTCACCATCTTTTGTATTATGACGTTCTATTCCGGCTTGAGTTTTACCTCCTTTTCCTTTTTTACCTGCTCCA